CATCACATTCTCCGGTTGCACCAGCGAGAACGGAGCCGACTTGAGCAGGTTGGCAGTGCCGTTGAAATACAGCCCACTGGTCTGCACAATCATCGCTCCGCCGTTGATGGTCCAAGTTTCGCCAGTGGCAGAGCTGACGAAGGTTGGGCCACCGGCTGCGGGGTAGTCGGAGGCGTTGAATGAGGCGGTAGCAGCACCCCCAATGGTGGTGGAAAAGCCAACATAGGACACATTTCCGTTCCCGTAATTAGCTGCAACTCGTCCAACCCAAACGGCGCTCGCTTTACTAACAATGCTAAGTCTTTGCACACTAGTTACCGGAGAACAAAGCTCAGTCCAAGGACCACTTCTTGATGTTCCTGTTTCAAAAGTGGCCTCAGAGTTTGAGCCATTGTCTTGGTTCATTGTTATTCTAACAAAATTCTTCCCGACCGGAAGATTTGCAGTCGCGGTCAAAAACAATACGCCAGCCGCACTATCCACCGTTCTAACCGACAAATCCCCAGATACACCCATTGAGACATAATAAGCCCTATTTGCCCCACCATCGTCTTGCGCGATCAGAAACTGAGACACCCCGCCAACTCGTGTAAATTCAGCTATAACCTCAAATTCAGTAGTTGGGCTTAAACCAGCACTATCCGGCGTGCTAAAGTAATTGCCCGCCACCCCATTCAAATACCCATACTGCGTCCCAGCAAACTCCAGCCACGTCGGCTGCCCTGCCGTCAGATTCCAGTTCCAGTCAAGCTCAGCTTGGATGCGGGCGGGTTGGCCGATGGCGGTGGTGTTGACTGTGACCGCTTGGCCCGTGCTGGCGGTTAGGCTCACGTCGCCCTTGTCCTGTATGGTGAAGTCAATCGCAAAGGTGTTGTTTGCTTGGATGGTGCCTGCTGCGTCTGCCAGCATTTCCGGGCCAGTGAGGGCTGCGGAATAGACGCGAGCCCATTTGATGTTGCCTGTAGTAAACGTAGTTGTTCCGGATGCCCGAGCACCCAACTCATCAATTCCTGAGGTGTAGTTATTATTATCAGTAATTGTTCCAGATGCTACTCCATCTATATAGTAGATCCCGGTTGTTCCGCTGCGCGTGTAACCAATAACGTGCTGTTCAAGGGTTGCAATAGTTCCTGTGGATTTAACTAATAGTTCAGTCCCATCCTTATTGATGTTAATGGTTCCATCAACGCTGATTCTCAATGTTGCGGCACCAGCTTGCCCACCAATAACGATTTCTGGTGCCGCAAGCGTTGCTGTGTTCACTACAATAGACACGCTAAAATCACCAGTTCCAAACGCAGTCAGCGCGGTAAAACTCGCATAATTCCCCGCCACCCCCGGCAGCACCAAGCACGTCTGGTTCGTCCGCTTGCTCAGTGGGCTTACACGCGAGGTCAGGCCAGCGCTGTCCTTCGTTAAGAACGTGGGGTCGGTCAGGTCGGCGAAGGTGACGACGTTGGGCATCCGCATGGGATTCAGCTTTCCGCGCTCCCAGAGTAGTTCTTGTAGGGCTCTGTCCATGGGGCTTAGACTCCGACGCCGATTAGCGTGAGTTCGCGGGTAATGGCCGATGCAGGCGTGAAGGCGTTCACCGTTTGCAGGATTCCGTAAATGGTGCCGCCCGACAAAACCGTTACCTCCTTGCGGATGGCGTAGTTCATCGCCTCGGTCTCCGTATAGAGCGTATCACCCAAATCCAGCGGAGGGGGAAGTTCGATGAAGCCCATATACTTGTCACGGTCAGCCGCGATCAGGTTGAAGGCCGCATTGTCGGCAATGGGGGTCGGAGCCGCATTGTAGAGATGGAGCCTGAAATAGCCCATCCCGGCTGGCAGTGCGGATGAATCCCAGCGCAGCTTAAGTAGGGTCAGAAGAACCTTGCCACCTGCCGCTGGGCCAATGGAGTCAAACTGCTCGTATGAGGCTGGGTTGCTGCTCACCACACTAAGCGCAGGATATGGGGTCGTGTCGGCGGGTCGCGTGTTGCTCGAACTCGACACGTAACCGATGCCGTTTGTTTCAACCGGCAATCGGTTGTCCGGATCCACGGCGATGCCTACCCCTTCTGCGTCAAGGAAAGCGAGCACCCTGCTCGCGTCTATTTTACGAATCGGACGTGATATTGCAGTCATAGTATTACCTCCTTGTGGTTATGCCACCACTTAGGCGGTAATGCTGGTGACGGTGTTCTGGGCCTTGACGAGCCACTTGGTTCCAATGGCCTGCACGGTGAGGCTGGAACCTTTGAAAGCCGCGAGGGTAACAGTCAGGTTTGCTCCGGTAGTCCCGTCGAGCAGGGTAGAGCCGGTAAAGGTGATGACATGAGCGAAGTCGGTATTGGCGACAATGGTAAGCTCGGTGCCGTCCTGACTGGAAGGAGCCGCTACGGTCATCGCAGCCGCCGAAGTCTTCTCAATGGAATGAATGCCACCCGTCAGGGCGATTGCGCCGTCAGCCGTGTAGGTCGATACGGCCTTGCGAATATCGGGATTCGGATCGGCTATGAGTTCACCAGCCGAATTGAATTGGAGGACGCCATAGGCGACTTTCGGAAGGTAACGCAAAGCGTCGAACTTCTTTTGCAGATACTTGACTACGAGTGCGCCAGGAGACGCTTGTTTTTGGAGGGAGGTTGAGGACATTTGATTGAGTGATTGAGTTGAGTTATTTCCTTATTGGAACGAGCCGAGGATGCCCGAACCTGAGAAATCTAAGCGGTTTCATTTCTATTTCTTTGCCCGTTCCGCCCGTCCTATTTCGTTATTTGCGACCACGAGCATAGTTTGCCGCATCTTCTCTGGGGTGTAGCTGTCACAGACTACCTTACGGGCTCGGACTAAGATTGTGCGCTCTGTCTCCGGTATGGCCGGGTCAAAGATTTTTTCGTCAAACTCCTTTGCGACTATCTCATCGAACCGGCGACAAAAGATGCCCCAGCCGCTACTTGAGCCGAGGGCATTCAGGGCGAGTGCCCGCAACTTTGGATTTTCGTCGGTCTGCCTGGTGGAGTCGGAATTATCGGGCATTTGCTACTTGGGGTTGAGTAAAGGGGACTACCGCGCCGCCTTCCGGCTTTCCTTCCTTCGCCGCCGTCTCAGCCGGGATTTGCGTGGTATCATTTGGCGCAGCCTGCGGGGGCATTGGCATATTTGCCGTTGCAGGGACCATAACCGTTTGCCCGGTCATTGGATCCATCATGGGGACCATCGGGATAGGGAGCAGGGTTTCCACGTCATCATGCCCGAGCAGGAAGAGGATTTGCTTCATCACTGGCCGGACAATCACTTGGAACTGTGGCGGATAGCTCATGTATTCGCGTATCGTCGCCAGCGTCATTTGCTGCTCCTGCAATGCCTGCGTGCTGCTGTCCTTCGCCACAATCAGCTTGGCATTTACCAGGAAGTCGCGAACGGAGTCCTTGGTAATAAACCCGGTTTGATTCTGCTCGCCTTCGAGGTAGGTATAAACCTCTTCCTCGTCCATCGTCGCCAGTGCGATTTGAAATAGCTTCGTTACGTGGTCCTCAATCCCGGCCACAATGCGCCGTGACCAACGGCGGGAGAGCTTGGATGCCTCTTTCAGCGAAGCCTCTTGCCCGCCCAGCGTGGTATTCTGGGGCACGTCCGAGTAGTCGCCACGGGCAATGTTCGAAATACCAAGCCAAAAGTTCACCCAGTAAATCGCCTTGTCGATCAGGTCTTGCGTGTCGTGGTCCGCATTGGGGAAAACAAACGCCTGTAACCAGTCCTGGATTGTCTTGCCGTGCTCCAACGTAACCACGTCGAAAGGCTTCATTTCGAGGAAAGACTTTTTCTCCTGAATCGCCTCCGGGTTCTGCGCAATGATCGGGTTTGAATTGATCGAGTTGCGGAAGGAATGCCGGTTCCACTGCAAATCACAGTATTCTTGGAACGGTTTCAGAATCTCTGGGATACTCTTGCCCCACCAAAATTGCTTGGTTTTCGCGACTGCAATAGCCGTGAATGGGTGCCGTCCGCTTGGCGTCACCTTTTTTTGGTATTCGTAGTCGATGAGGATTTTGCGCTTTTTGTCATACCAAACGACTATGCGCTGTGGTCTTCCCCACTCCAAAACGTCCCGCTCCAACCAAATTTCATGTATGCCAATTGTGGCTGATTCACGGTCAAAAGCCTTGTTTTCCTTACTGATCTTCTTGCGCGTGTCGTCCGTCTTGCGCTGCGCCGTCTCGCCGTTCTTTATCTTCCCCTCGTATTCCTCCCATTTCAGCCACTCCCGTTCGAGGAAACGCCCCTCCGCCCAGTGCATCGGCTTGTCGTAAAGCTCTACGATAATGTCCGCATCTTCGAGTGAACGCGCATCGCTCGGGATCCGGATGCAGTCGGAATCAACCTCCCGTGATTTGGGTCCGGCATAGGCCACGTCACGGAACCGAATCGGCTCTGGCAGTGGCGCAAAGAAATACTCTTCCGGCTTGGTGGGGTTCAGTGCTACCGTGGGGTCTGCCTCCAAAACCTGAATTGGTTGCTGGGTCAGTGGGTCTATCGCGTCGATGAACTTGTCCACTCCCTCAATCACATACCCGTGGTTCAGAATCAGGACCGGGGAATTGTCCTTCCCCGAGTGCAGCACACTTACCGCATGTTCTTCCCACTCGTCCACGTCCTCAAAGTAGATCGCCTTGAGGAACTGTGCCCGGTGCCGGAAAGCCGTGTGGTTCGATTCAAGTAAGTCGTTCCGCGCATTTCCTCGCTTGAACACCTTGTATTGCATGAAACGGTCAAGTCCTCTTGCCGTATCCTGGTCGGCTGGCCCCTCGGGGTCTGCTCGCACCATTGGGCTCCGCCCGTAAATCTCTTCCTCTGTCCGTGAGGCAAAGTGATCGACAACATAGCACGTTAGGGGAACCGGCATGTTGCTTTCAGCAAATACCCCGCCCGCCCTTGCCCGCTCTGCCTTGTCGTTCTCGTAATCCTCGTCGCTCTGCTTGTCCACCTTGATACGCTCGCGATTGTCGGCGTCCAGTTCCGGACACCGCTTGTCGAGGTATTCAATTAGTCGCGCCTCGCGCTCTTTCGTAAGGGACAGATGCCGCATTGGTGCATCCTGTCCCAGTGGGCCTATTTTTGGGCGGTTTCATTTCCCCGTTTCAGGGGACGGAGAACGGGTTATAGATGGGCTGTGGCCGGTTTGGACGGCGGGTTACTGCCTGTCTTGCCAGCCGGTTCTTCTGCGCCTTGATTCGCGCCAGTTCCTCGCGCCGTTGCTCCGGCGTCTTCCCGCGTGGATTGGCGTAAATGTCCTGTTCCTGCTTCCGGAGGGATGCCATTGCATTTTCAGTGGCTTTCAGGACCGGGGAATAGTTGATCGCCTCCCGATTGGCCGCGAGAATCTTGTTGGCTTCTTCGAAGTCGCCCCGTTCCTGCAACGCCTTGGCTCGGGAAATCAGGAGCGAAACGTCTTCATTCAGGCTGTATAACTCGGAAACATACTTGTTTTCCTTCAAATCGGACTCGGGAGCAAAACGCTTCATCATCCAGTAATCACCCAGCTTGCTTGCTGGCCGTTCTGGGTATTCCCCTGCCGTTCTGACAAGCGCATCTGACACATCGAGGGCATACATGCCAATCGTGCCGAAATAGCCCCGAATAAGGAAGTCGAGCGTCTTGGGCGAGCGTGCCCATTCAGGAGCATTATCAGGCATGCTATCGGCCAATTCTCGGGCCGTTACGCTTGTGTAGGCGTTGTATTGCTGCTCCGGCGTCTTGTATTCGTCGCCCCGGCTGATGATCTTGCCCCATGTGAGCATGTTCAGGTTGGTTGCCCGCTCCGCCAGAGGCTTTAATACCTGCGGAATCGGGTTCATTGCCAGCGTATCGCCAATCATCGAGAGCATGCGGCGGGCAAAGATTCGGCTGTCTCCGTCCTTTGCCACGTATTGCGCAAACCTCTCCGGTATGGTCGAGAACATTTGGCCCACTTCGAACGGCTTTGGAATACGGATATGCCGCCCGCCAAGCCAAATGTGATAGTAAAGGTCACGGTCCCACTCGGGAAGCTCCCAATACCTGTCATCGTCCCAGTTCGAAGCCAGCAATGCCAGCGTTCCGCCTATGATTATCGCCCCGTGGGTAGCAACCCGCTTGGGATCGTTCATAAGTCCGCGCCCGAGCCGGTAAAGCCCTTGGATACGGGCATTCATAAACGGCACGGTATCGAGGAAGAAATTCAGCAACTTGCTATCCCCGCGCAGCCCGAAGTCCATAATGTCCAAGGCTTGAAATGCGGATTCGGCAGGGCTGGCCCCGCGCTTGGATGCACTTTCGGCAATCGCAATGCGGTTCGCGTTTTCAGACGCCCGCCCCAAGTCCTTGTAAATCCGCCAAATCTTCGCCGGGGAATCAATGATTGAACCAAGGAAATCCGTCTTCTGCTCCTTCGTCATGCGTAGGAATGCAGTCCGGACTTCGCTCTCCTTGATCGTGTTGTAGTGGCCGGTTCCGCCACCGTTGACCATGATACCCAGCTTTACCGGGTCGTTCATCAGCGACTTCACAAAGCCGCGCATCGAGTCCCAACCTGGCTTAATCGGAGTGTCCGCAATCACCCATGCGGAGAACGAGTCACGCACGGTATTCGCGGCCATGAATGCCGGATCCAGCGTTACGAGACTTGTCAGGACATGCTTTGGAGCCATGAGCATCTTCATCCAAAGCGCGTGCTGTTGGGGTCCGATTGCCAGAATCGAGTTAAGGAGGGGTTTGTCCTTCACCCGGTAATAGACCGGCTTCCCGTTGTGCATCATCGAAACAATGTCTTTGCCCTCCGGTGCACGCATGCGCCAGAAAGTGACAACCTCGTTAAGCTCATCGGGAGTTAGGGCACTGGTATCGACTCCGGCCTTTTCCAGTCGTTCAATCGTTTCCTCCACCGTAGTCTTGAACGGGATAGCCTTATACGGAATCTTGATTATCATATCCGTGTTTTGGTCTGCAAGGTCTGCCACCCGCTGCATTGCGATGTTCTTGAACGAAGCATCTACCAGTTGCTCAATGTTGCGGTAAATGTTCTCAATGATCGCCACTTGCTGCGGTGCACCCTTGAGCCGACGAATCCCCGAACGCTGCCCGGCAATCCCGCGCTTGTTCTTGGGTCCGAGCGTGTCCTTTTTGTCCAGTGCATCAACGATACGATAAAACGGAACGTAGTCGCTGCGCTCCCACATTGCCCGCTTCTCTGGGTTAATGAGCCCCGCCGCCGTCGCCAGGTCTAGGACAGACTTTTGGAATTCGACGTATTCCTTGCGGACCTGTTCAAACTCGGGATGGTCCTTGCCCAGTTCGAGCAGGGTGTTGATTTCATCCTCTGCCTTCTGCCGGTCCCAAGCCCATTCCCCGGTCTGCGGATCCTTGAACTTGCCGAAGTTCTTTTCCCGGCCCTCCGCGAGCAACTGCTTGGCGCGATATGCCGTCACGTAACCCTCCCATAGATGCAGCTTCCCGCTGTTCACCACGGGTTCAAGTATGTCGATAAGCCCCTTCGTGCCCTTGTTCATCACCATTGAACCGCTCTTATAGGCAATGGTCCCGTGCTTCATCATGTATTCCATGACTCCCGCGAGGTTGCCCGTCAGCCGGGTCCACTTGTAGGCACTCACTGCCGCGTCAATGTCGTTGGTGCCAAAGACTGCCCGCTCAAGTCGTTTGATCGCGTTGAATCGGTCCACCAGCTTTTGTTGCAACGTGGTCCGGATTTTCTCGCCTGTCCATGCCAGCATGTCGTCAAACTTCTCTTTCAGGCTGCGCTTGTCCTCCAAGGTGCCATTGACCTTGCTCATTATCTCTTCCTGCGCTGCGGTGCCCTTGACTGCCGGGGTGCCAAGCGGTCCCTGCTTTGGATTGTTGGACTCAGATACCGATTTAATAACATCGGGACCGTTTCCATCCGCCCGGAAATCCTGTTGCGCTATCTTGGCGATTCTCTCCGCCACCTTTGCAATGTCATCCTTCCTGACTACTGCAACCATTCGCGAACCCGTTTTCCGGAAATCCCCAACGATTGCGCGTAGCTGCGGGTCTAGGTAATAATCCTTGCCCTTGCTGGATGATGGGGTCTGAACCTCGAACCCGTAGGAATAGTAGCCCCTATCCGGCTGAATACGGATAACCCCAAGCGGCCCCGTGAATACTCCAAGGCGATAATTCCCGGTTTGATTCGTAAGGAACCGTTGCACCGCCGTTCCGCTCACCAGCTTGTAACGCGGGTCGCTTGGCAACTTGTCTATGCTCCAATTCTGGCGCATGAGTAGCCCGGTAATGACTTCATTATCCCGAGACTTGAAACGAATCATCTTACCGTGCCCGCCCGTCGCGGTATAGGCTGCGATGGGATTGCCGGTGATGACCCAACGGCGGTAACGGTTGCTCGCTTCTCGGGAGCCCTTGAAATCGTCCGCCGTCATTGTCGTTCTGACAAGCTCATGGGATCCAGACAGGAACGCAGACCCGGCGAGGTAATGCCGTCCGCCTGGTTCATTCACCAAAAACCTTAGTTGGAATCGGCTTGCTGCATATCTCAATCGTCCGTTGGGCTCTGCCTTCGGGAACTTAACCCCAACAAGCATTCCCTCCCATGACTGTGCAGACTGCCCGGTTGAGTGAAGTTCTACCGGCTGGCCGATTTTATCAAATACCCGGTCAAGTCCAGTCTCCACCCGTTCCCAAGCATCTTTCATCTTGTTTGCGTGGTTCTGCTTCTGGGATGCCCGTTGCAACTCTGCCCGCTTCGGGAGACCATCCTCCATCGCTTCGGCCTTTGCTACTGCCGCGTTCGCCTCGGCAATGTCGTTAATAACCTGAGTGTTTACCTTGCCCCTGAACTCGCGCCATTGCCCGTCAAATTGCTCCCTGCTTCCGTGGTTGCTGGCAAATTCAGCCAACATTTCCTTGCCTGTGGGGATTGGTCGCTTATCCGTAATCTCCCACTGTTGGGCTCGAACGCTGGCGGTAAAGATACTGCCTTCATCAGTCCCGGCTTGAAGTTCGGTATCGCTGCCCAATACACCGTCCCAATCATCGTGCACGACAATATCTAGGTCGTATTCGCCCGTCTGTCTCAGTTGCTCAATGAGATTGTTGTAGGCCGGGATGATGTCGCCATAAATGCGCTCCTGCTCCGCGTCCGGAATCAGGGAAATGCGTCCGGTGAACTTCTTGGCAATGTCTTCATCTACTTTCAGTGCCCCGGTTCTCTCGTTGGATTCCACCCACAATCCAAGACGTTGCTGCAAATCAAGGTCGCCATCCAGATATTCGGTTACGATTTGGTCCCCGTATTTATTGAGAATGTCAGCCGAATCAAGATTAACGACGCCATCCGCCTCCGCGCTGGTGTTGGCATTAAGCGAACGCATCTTGCGGTTCGTAATGACCGCTGGCCGGATTTCCGCCTGCAATGGGAGCTTGATATGCGTGTATTCCGCACTGCCGGGAACCATGCCTGTCCGCTTGATTCGCCCGAGCGTCTGGACAAATACGTTAATGTCCAAGGCCGGTTGAGCGATAATCATGTGCCGCTTCTTTTGATCCTTGAACCTCGTGCTCGCGTGGAGCGAGAGGCCGGTTGAACCGCTGGCATTCAGTAGCAGCGCGTCGAGTTCTCCGCTATTGAACCCATTCACCAGTGAGTTTTTGTCCGCTTTCTTGAAATGCTTGTAAGTGCCTTCACCGCCTTCCGCGTTGGTATATTCCACCCCGCTCGTTCTTCCGGTCAGTTCACCGATCTTTACTCCCTCACTCCGCAAACGCTGGATAATGTAGTCAATCGGTGAGGAAGGGAACGGAACATCCAGTTCGTCAATTGCCTCAACAATCGCCTGGTATTCATCCTCCATCCCAATCTCTTCCGGTGTTACGGTGACAATTTCAGTATCCCCGTTTGGCTGCTTGATACTTGCGCGAAGCGTGCGAGAAAGCGCGTGCTTAAGCATATCCTTCCAAGATACATTGATTTTCTCACCCGGCTTTATGTCTTTGTCATCTACGAACTGATCTAAGAAACTCTCCATCGTGTTCATCAGTGTGATGACCGGCTTTTCGCCTTTCCGATGAAGGTCCAATGCGTATTCAACCACTGCGTCAGCCTTTGCCGCTAGAAGCAATTGGCTCACGTTGTTGTGAACCACTGCTGCAAATTCCGTAACGTCAATCTGCGCCTCGGACATGGCTGTTGCCTTCCCGCCCGCAACTTCTGCTACGTGCTCGCTTGCGTCACTGCTGAACTCAATAATGGCCCTTAGAGCTTCGGTAACGTCATCAACCTGTCGCTTGAGTTCTTCCGCCCGCTCAGTGCCTACCTCGCGCTGCGTATAGCTCACGCCAGTAAAGTCTCGTTCACGTCGAATGTATTGCCCCGCCGCCGCCAGTGCTTCCGATACGGCTTGCTGTAATGCCACACCGCCCTTCTCCATCGCGGTAACGAGTTCCTGAAACCCCTTCGCCGCCTTGCTCAGTGCCGTTCTGAAATAGAGCGGGGTATTGTTTGGCCGCTTGGCAAATGTTGCGGATAGATAAAGCACCCCTCCGCGCCCTTTCTTCGTTCCAGGCTTGTTCAGCAAACCAGGAACAGGGATTTGACGTTTTTCGCTACCTTTCCCGCGCTTGATAAGCCCGCCCCGCATGAATGCTGCTTGCATCGAGGTATCTCCATCGCCGGAAGCCTCATGTGCTTCATCGAGGATAACCACTACGTCATTCTTCGTTGCCAGCTTTTCAAGAAACTCCTGTCGCTGGTTGCGCTCATTGATCTGCGAGTAGGTTATAAAAATTGCATCAAAGCCCGCCTTCTCCATCCCATTTTCGGAGACTGCCTTGATATGTCTCTTTTCTTGGGCGGAATTGGGTGCCTTTATCAGTATCTCGTCATCACTGTTTTTGATCGTGGCTTTCTTCTGATCGCCAAAGATGAGAGGTTTGACTGTGGTATCAATGTCCTTGAGGTCAGCATACATATCGCTGAACAGCTTCGGATCCTTGGTGAAGAATACGGGAATCTTCCCCTGCGTGATTGCGTAGCGGATAACCGCCGCCGCCTGCCGCCCCTTGCCTATGCCGGTTTCGTCGCCAATTACGAGTGCTCCACCAGTCTCAATTTGATAGATAGCCTGCGCAACTCCGTCTATTTGGTCGGCTGCGAGAACGGCTTTAACCCGCTCAATGGGAAGATTGATCTTGTCCGCAACATATTCCGACAACGGACCAACCTTCTTTTCCATCTTGTCCAGTGCAGCATGTTCCTTATCGGCAATTGCCGATGGAGTGAGCGTTTCAAACGGATTACCTTCCGCCCGTGGGACGTAGGTAGATTGCCTGTCGTTTACAGCAACCGACTCAGGAAGGACTCTAAGCTTATTTCTTCCGCTTGTGGTTTCGCTTCCGCCTGCGGCATCAGTTCCGGATCGCTCGTCAGTGTTTCCCGAATTGTCTGCTTCCAACTGTGGAGACTGCTCCCCAGTGACGCCGGGTTTCTCATTAGTGCCCGTGGCGTCTTGGGGTCGTCCAGTAGTCCCGGTGGGAGCCACACTTGTTCCTCTTCCGTCAGATTCTCCCGTATCCGGCGATTTGCCTCTTCCACTTCGTCCGGATCTGCCTCCCTGACCAGTCGTGTCAGCATTGCCTCCGCTTCCGTCAGATATGTTTCCCGGTTTTTCGGGCCGCGTTGGTCCCTTCTCAGAACCAGTAACAGTTCCGGTTGGTTTTTCGGTGCCCAAGCGTATTCTGTTTTGCTCAACTTCATTTCGTGCCTCCTTTGATCGTTTCCATACATCGTCCCAATTGTCCAAGCGGTCAACTTCATTCGGGGCAAGTTCCCCGGTCAAAACCTCGGAACGACGCCCAGCTATAACTAGCACCCGAACCGGCCACTTAGCTCCCTGATTCGCGTATAAGTCGCCCGACACTTCGAAATTATCCACTACATTGTAATGCCCGTATAGGTAGTTTTCAAATACCCACTGCGCCCCCTTGGATATGGGACCTGGATTCATGTTCGCCCCCAAGATGAGTGCCGCCGTTCCGTCATCCTTCATCGCCTCAAGTGCCTTGAGTGAAATTAGGTGCTCTAGCTTGCGGATTCCAAAGCCGTCATAATTCACATTGCTGATCGAGCCGAACGGGGGATTTGCGTGAACCACATCGAACTTACGGTTTGGCACATATTCGGTTGCGTCCTTGTCCGTGATCTTGCCAACGCCAAGACCTTCCAAGGCATTGCGCCGAATATCGTTTAGTTCATTCGCCTGTGACGCCTCCAAATTCGTTCCCGCCATGAGCATGCCGGTTCCGGCTGTCGGCTCATACATTGCGGTCCCGGTTGTTACTCCCGTAATGTGCCTGAGAGCTAGGGCCAAAGGTGCCGGGGTTGAGTAAGCCTGATTCTCTACGCTCGTGCTCGTGCGAGCAGAGAATAAGGGCTGCTTGTTATAAATCTCCAACGCCTGCTTAAACTTGGCGGAGTCTTCCGCGCTCCCCGTGGCAATTTCGTGAACCATCTTCACAAGTTCAGCCTCTACCATTTCCTGCATATCCTTGAGCGTTATGCCAAGCTCGCCCGCAAGCTTGTTCATTTGGTGATGCTTTTGGCTGTGACTGTCCTCGGAAGTGATTAAAGCGCGAATGCGGGTTGCGGTGTCATCGCCTGCGGTTTCTCCACCCTCAGTCTTGGCGTAAATCTGCTCCCAGTCGTTCGCGCTTCCAGTCGAATCAACTTCAATTGCTCCGGATAGAATACTGAAAAGCGATTCCGAGTAGGGCTTTGCCTTCGGGAACTCCGAAGCAATGAATTCTGCCAGCAATTGCCGGGAATTTATCTCGGGATTATCGCGCACGATCATCCCAATGACGTTGTTCGCCTGCGGTATCTTTATGCCAAACTTTTTGCTGTATCCGTCACCAGTTGCAGGGGTGCCAAATAGCTCGTCACCCGCTTCCCGTAGGTCATCCGATACCTTGAACTTGCTCGGCTTCTTTGCCGGTGCGGGAACGGGCTTTTGCGCCTGTTCAGCCTTTTGAATCGTGTTGTAGTATTCTGCGGAGGCTGGCGCGAATGAAGGATGTTTCTTAATGGACACGGTTTCGCCTGAATCCAAGTCGGTGACTCGAATTACTCCGCCGTCTTTTTCTCCACGCAGTAACAGATACTCAACTCCGCCGATTACTTGAACGTCCTTCACGGTGCCGTTCGTCTGCATCAGCGTCATGCTATCGCCTTTCTGTGGGTTCTTCTGCTCCGCCGTCCCTTCTGCATACCCAAGAATCTCCAAAATCTTCGCGTCAAGTTCCTTGGTCGTGAGCTTGCCGTCACCGATCCACTTGTTTACCAGGCCGCGAACCTCATTCAGCCACGCTTGCAGCTTGGCGACCATGCCCTTTGACATTTGCTCGGTATCGCCACGGACCACGCGGGCAAACTGCATCGCTACCCACTCGGCGCGCGCCCGCTTGTCGTTCTTATCTAATTTCATTTCGCTTCTTGGCCTATTGGGGCGCGGGGCATATTGCATTATCGCCTCTTCCCGTTGAGCCGGCGTCAGCTTCTCCCACTCCCGTTGCGTGAATGCTTCACCCAGAGCAAACTTCTCCGCGAAGTGCCCAGCCTCGTGAACGAGCGTATTCACAATCTCTTTCCCGGATGACTTGTCCGTATTGAGATAGAGCGTGTTGCTGTCCGCGTCGTAGGCTCCCGCGCTGTCCGGTGTGTG